TTCTGAGAAGGCCGAACGCCCTGCTCTGTGACTATTGTCCTGAGATAACGTTCTTTCCATGCCTACGAGCCGCTTCTAGGGCTGATAAGCCCCCTTGTGGCTTGATTGGTGTGTGGTCTCCATGCACTGCAATCCAATTAGGTGCAATAGGCATAGGATTCTTGTGAAAGGTGATTCCTAATTCATCGAACTTCATAAACTTCTCAAAGCGAAGCTCTGGCAATGCACCAAATGCCGGCACTTTAGCCATGATGATGTTGTACAGGCGATCTGTGTGATTGCTACGGATGCAGTCTGTAACACCTAACTCCCAAAGAAGCTGCACAGCCTCATTGCGATCATCATCAAGGGTCTGGGCATAACTGCCCATCCGCCCTTCTTCCCACTTGGAAATCTGCGGGAGATCGATCTCATCGCCAATGGTGACTACTTGATCTGGCTTGAACTTGGTAATGAAAGAAGCAAGGTTACGAGTGGCAACCCTGTCATGGTAGGGGACTTGTAAGTCCGAAACTACAACGATTTTCTTAATCGTCATCCTCATCTTCGTAATCGCCAAACTTTTCAGGCGGCACTGGGTCAGGCAAGATCCAATGAGGGTAAGCTTGCGGTTCTGTAATCATAAACATCGCTATGTCCTCAGCAAATCCTGCTCGCTTTAAGCTGCAAAAATACTCATAGAGTCCGATGCAGTAAGCATCCAGTTTAGAGTAGCCCTGTTCCTCTAGTGACTTAGTTGCTTTTCTTGCCATGCTTAAATTATCGCTCTAAGAGGATGTTATAGATCTCATCGACACGCGCATGAAGTCGCTTGATTTCTGCCAGTAGGTGAGTAATGACGAAACCTGAAAGACCACCGATACAAGCAATGGTGGCTAGATAAATCTGAAAGAAATTGTCCTGACTCACTTTTTCCCGTATTCCTTGTCCTTCGGATCGATCCAGCGCAAGAGTGGTGGCAATACGCTAGCAAGACCAGCAGCTAGTAAAGCCTTTGGATCTGTTACTCCTGAGATTGCTAAGGTCAATACAGATGCAAGAAATGCACGAGAGTAAGTGCCGAAAACTTTCTTTAGATCTTCCATTATTCTCCGCCTAACATAGGTATTTGAAAAAAAGTGCCATCATCGTCAGCTTCTTGCGAAAACGAGATGTGACAGTGGTGATTGTGTTTGTTAGCCCCTGTGTACTCTCGCCATGCCCAGCCCTTTTTAGGTGAGGCGATACGACCATCAAAGATAATGTAGGTAATGCGCTTTTCTCTTTTAGACTTGCATAGGAGACGAATCTGATCTGCAAGATCTGGCATGAGGTCTGGCTTAGCCCTACCACTGAGATCACGATCAATGTCGATGGCACGAACCCAGCCATTAGCATCGGGATTATGATCGCTAGCGCGAGCCGCGTGTCGAGTATCACCGATCCAGCCATCCGATGTGCGGTCACGACTTGGGTAGGTGTCATCGCACTGCTCTCTTAACTGGATTGCAGCTTTAGAAAGTTTTGGTTTCATGGAGCAACTGGAAGTTCAATCTTACGAGGATCTTTATTGCTTGAAGGTAGATCGCGCAATGCTTGACGATAAGTTGCCCATGCTGCTTTATTGCAGACTGAATCCGCAAGCTGTGTCCAATCCGTACGCGCTAACTCCGCATCGCGCCATAAACGCATTCGGATTAAATAAAGCTCATTTGAAATTTCATCATCATTGCCCATGTTAGAAATAAATTTTGACATTTTATACCTCATAACTTAAAGTGCCTGAAATTTCATAAGCAGTTCCTGCTGGATAGTTATTGTTATAAGTACGAATTTGAGCAACAGTTCCGCCACCGTAAACAATAAATTGCAGCATGTTTCCCGTTACAGCAGTTTCCCGACCTGCTCCTACAGAATCTTTTGCACTTGCGCTGACAGTATTTGGTAAGGTGCAATTTAACCAACTAGAACCAGTGCCATTTGCCGTAATTGTTATTTTTATAATTACTGTGCATAAATTTCCAATCACAACATAACGACCTGAAGATGTGTAGGAAGTAATTGAGCCAATGTTTGCTGTTACTGTAGGTGTGTATGCAGTCCATGTGTAAGTCGGGGTAGTTGGGGTGCTCCATTTAAGACCAGTTGCAGCAGTCGAATCAGCCGTTAAAACTTGTCCATTAGTACCTACAGAAAGGTTTGCAGGAGTAGAAGCAGCCGTCGCAGCAGCAATTGATCCCTTAGCTGTGTATGTGCTTTTAGGTGTCATTGTTGCCATTGTGGTGTCAATAGCGTTGCCAAGCGTGCGAATGGCAAGAGCACCATTCTTGACTAGATCTGTGTTGTCTGGTTCTAACCAGCCATAATTAGGACTTGTTGCCATTTAAGATAGTGCTCCTGTCGCGTTGTTCCAGATAAGTGTAGCATTTGTGGTTGCCCATGTTATTGTGCTAGGGATTACTGTGTCCCATTGTGTCGTGCTGAGTGATAGATCTGTTGCTGTGATGTAAAGGGTGAGATCGACATAAGTCGGTGTAGCTCGCATAATGATGTTTTCTACAAAGCCATCGAATGTGCCACCCAAAAGGTTAGAAGGCAGATTGCTAATAAGTACAGGTTGCCCGAAGAACACCCCAATAAGGCTATTGAGCATGGCATCTGGCATTGCAGGGTTATCAAGTCTAAAGGTAATTGCCTCTAGTTGATTACGAGGGGATCTGCGCAGGTTTAACTGGCGTGTGGCGATGTCAGTGATGTCAGCAAGGTTCTTGATGTTTGACTCGACCGAACGCTCGTAGAGCCCGTATTGGGCAATAGAATCGGTATCAGAGGTACTGTAGGTCGATCCGTATCCTGTTGAATACTTATAGATAAGGCTGTTACGGATACGAGAAACGGCTTGAGTGGACTTGATACTCGTAGGCGTTGCATAGTCTGCATCCAAGAAGGTGTAGCCATTGGCAGCCAAGTAATTTGATCTATGATCCGCGTCATCAAAGCAAACATTGCCGTAGCGGTTTTCGTACACCTGACCGAGTCCAGAGTTAGCGATCTGGTCTGTGAGTGTCTGAGATTTAGCCGTTGCACTAGCTGCAAGAGCGATCATTGTATAGAAGCCTGAATCGACTGTGCCTACATAGGACTCAGCGTTCTCCCATGTGACAGTCGGTGGATAAGTATCCCAAGTCGTTGTAGGCGTTACTTCATCCCAATTAAGATTGAGTGCGCCATTAAGGATGGCTGCGATCTGTGCGCCATCTAAGCCTTCTGCTATGGCTGTGTTATAAACAGCCTTTGTGAGCTTAGCAAGGCTTCCAATTCCAAGAACTGTGCCAGTAGTAACAAAACCGCCTTCATTAGGGCTTTTTACTCCGATTGAGAAGTCTGATACTTCTCCACCAAAAACAGTGATGTAAGTGCCGGTAGTGTCTTTGACTTCGAGAGTAATTGATTCAGTGACGTTAATCGTAAAAGGCACGCCAGTGGTATTGACGATCTCTACTTGACAGTATCCAGCCGTGGCTTGTCGATCGATGTCTGTTCGACCAGTTGAATAGGAAACATTGGTAACGCTTGTATAGACGTTATCTCCTACAGTCACACGCCACGATGGAAGCCATGCCATTAGTACGCGCCACCTCGAAGAGTGCCACGATCAACTGCATCTTGAAGGACTTGATTAACTGCATCTGCAATAGCGTTGGGATCACCGATACCAGTTTGGATAGTGATGTTCACGTCATAAGCACCTGAACTAATCCCTGATGGATTTGGAGTAATGTATTCCTTTAGGTTTGACCCAATAACTGAAACAAGGCCACCAAGAAGCTCCGTATTAAGGTTAGTGGCTGCAATGCTCGATGGTATCTGCATGCCATAGTTAGGGAATCCAGTGTTGTTTGGTGCTTGATTAGCAACTGTGCCTGTGCCGCCTGAATAACCCGCTGGAGTGTTCTTTGAGCCTGTTGAAGCTAAATTAATCTGACCTAATAAAGCCAATGCATCTTTAAGATTCTGAAGGTTGATTAGATCCTTAGGAAGCAATGAATCGAGGACTGATTTGATGTCCATTAATTTGACATTTTGCTGACCAAGAGTCGTAAGAATCTTCATGTCCTCATTAAGTTTGGCAGTTGCCGCGGTAATAGCCTTTTGATCACCTGAAGCAATAGCATCATCAAGAGCAAGAATGTCTTGTTTAATTTTAATGCGAGCGATGTCATTGGCAATTGCTAAAACTTGACTTGATGTAGTTGCTTTGCCTAATTGTTCAGTTTGATTAATAAGAGCAGCATTTAACTGGATTGCGTCCATGTTAAAGATCTCATTGCCCTTACCGAGGGCAAGATTAGCCTTTTCAATGGCAGTCTTTAATTTAAGATCTTTAACTTGCTGTGCGCTTAACTTGGTTAAAGTATTAGCGTTTTTAACTACTTTGTCTTGGATAATTGAATACTTAGATAATGCAGTCAATTCAGCAGGTGCGCCTTGCTGTGCTGCTGCAATTTCCTTCTTTTGACGTGCTTGTTTGCCTAAATCTGCAAGCATTCCAATCGGACTTGCTTTAACTAGGAAATCAAAGATCTTGCCAACACCGGGAATGTTTTTAATTGTACTGACTAAAATACCCACACCGCGGATTGCATCGGCTGTAAATGTAGCAACGCTTTCCATCTGCTTGCCTAAATCAGCAATTGAGTTATTGCCACCGACTTGGGTCAAAGCATCGATGAGACCTGTACCGATAATTTCTTTTGCGTTATTAGATGATACGGACAACCGATCCATCTGGCCAGCGAACGTATTAGCAGCTGAAGTTGCTGCTCCAGCAAAAGTAACGCTGAGTTGATCCACAATGTCATTGAATGACTTGGCTTTAAGATCTGCCTTTGATATGCCAACGCCTAACTTGCTGAGCGACGTGTTATTGCCGAGGTATGCTTTGCTTAACGCAGCAGTTACAGATTCAAGATCCTTGCCAGTTGAAGCCGAGATGTCCAGCGAAAGATTAAGTAACTTCTGTGCTTCATTCGTGTCGCGAGTAGCAACTGCCAAAGTCTGATAGGCAGGACGTAATTTGTCATCGACTATGCCAAACTGCGTTTGTAGGCTCTGGATGTAGGACTCGGATTGAACTGCATCCTGACCAAGACCAACATTCTTTAGAGCTAGTGCTAGTTGCTGTTGAGCCTTTTGGTCGGCAGCAGCAGCCTTAACGGATGCTTTGCCATAAGCCAAAACTTGCTGAGCAGAATAAGCAATTCCAAAGGTCTTTGCTAACTTTTTAACGCTCTTTTCAAGATTAAAAGTAGATTTCTCAGCCTTAGCAAAGGCGGCTTTCCCAGTGAACTCGGATGCAATGTCGATGACTATGTTTGCCATGATTAACCCTTCACCGATGCTCTAGCGTTGAGTTTGTCCCCTGCTAGTTTGATTGCCTTCAATACTGCTTCACGAGCCTTGCCATTGTTTTCATCGTAGGCTCTGAATAAAGCGCGACCTTCCATCTTCTGTGCGCCTTTCATGGTCGAGCCATATTTAGCATTTTGATTCTGCACAAAGCGGCTGTTAGGGGTTTTGCGCCCCATTGTTTCGTAGATTGCACCAGCTGCGCTTTTGTTAAATACGCGAGCAAGGGATCTAAATCCTCTGCGATTCTCCTTTGATGGAGTTGTCTTGTAACCAACTCCTGCCCTAGCGATCTTTACATCGTAGGCAGGGAATCGAGCCTGAGAGTTTTCACGAGCAACCCAGCCACTTAAGACTTGAGAATTATCTGGTAAGTATCCACGCGCTGCTTTAGTGATTGGCTTTAATGCACCAGCGATCTCTTTCGGCAATGCCTTTGCCAGATCTGGGGTATAGGCGCGTAATGCTTTGCGAAGTTTAATGCCGCCTACTACGCTTGCTGGCATCGTTGATCTCCTTCGCTTCATCTTTAAGACCTTGCACTAATGCTTCAAGCATGGTCTTATCTAATTCGAGTAACTGCTGAGGCGCGATCCCTAACCTTATGCTTAGCCTAGCAATGAGGTAGGTGAACGGGAGATCGCGCTTTAAGCTAAAGGGTCTGAATCAAGCACCTCGACACTTTTAAGTGTCTCGATGAAATCCATACCAAAAGGCTTAACAGATTCACCTGATCTGCGTGTGACTTCCCATGCAAGCCAATAAACATCCGACTGTTTTTCCTCATCGCGAAAAGCTTTATGGAAGCCCTTTTTA